GAATAAAGAATTGCAAAGGGTATTGGCCGAAGGTGAGGAAAAAGAAAAAGAAAACATCAAAGCCCGAATGGGTATTATCCAAATGCAACAAAATTTGTTGGGTGCAAATAAAGACCGAGCAAATGAAGTATTGGCATTACAACAAGAATTAACGGGCGTTACTGCGAAGTATGCGGGGTTGATGTCGGAAACCTTGACCAACGAAGTATCATTGGGTAAAGAAGCATTGGACATTCAAAAGTCAATCAACGAATCCAAGTTATCACAAACCGAAATCACCAACGAAGCGTTGTTGGCTGAAAAACAAGCGGCGGTGGATCGTGCCGACTTAATCAAAAACGAGTTTGAAAAATTCAAAGCGGTTAAGGATGCGGAAAAGGCATTGCGTGAAGAAGAAATGCGTCAATTGGATGAATTGAACGCAAGACGCCAAGCGGACTTTGACACACAATTATCACAACTCACAAAGGGGACGGCAACATATCAAGAAGTGTTAAACCAAAAGGCGGAAGCACAAACCCAATACGATGCGGACAGAAAGACCAAAGAAACTGAATTTGCCACATGGTCTGCACAAAATGAAAAGGCATTGACAGACTTAAAAATCAGTCAACAAGAAGCATTGGCAAGTGCCGTGACGGGTGCGTTAACATCCATTGCAAGTGCCGTTGGTGAGGAAACCGCAGCGGGTAAAACATTGGCAATTGCAAGTGCCATCATTGATACTTACATGGGTGCAAACAAAGCATTGGCAGCGGGTGCGGGTACACCAATTGGATACATAAACATGGCGGCGATATTGGCAACGGGTTTTGCGAATGTGCGCAGAATGGTAGCCACTCCCGTGCCAGGTGCAACGGACACATCATCATCCGCACCAAGCGGACCAAGTGTTTCAATCGTGGGTGGTTCAGCCGATCCATCAGCGCAGATAGCAAGGTCATTGGCACAACAAAACCAAAAGCCAATCAAGGCGTATGCAGTTGCCACGGACATGAGTACACAACAAGCCCTTGACCGCAGAATCCAACAAAACGCAACATTCCCTGGATAAATCGTTATATAGAATATGAAAACATCATTTCACAAATTCATGGCATCGAATGCCGTTCAATCAGTTGAATTAGGAGTTGTTGATTTTGACAAATACATCACCGATGTTAAAGGCAAACAACAAGAAGTTGATAACGCAATTAAGAAGTTTGAAACTATTAGTGCTGAAATCCAAAAGTTCAAATCCGAGTTTTTCCGTCATGTTGTTGATTTGCAAAACATCAAAGAACTTGCACAAAAGCAATTGAGCAAAGATGTTAAAGCCGCACAAGATTTAGGTCTTGATGATAGTGCATTCAAAAAGAAGTATTTTGAAATCACGAAGGCGGTTGATGACACCATCAAGAAGATTGACAACAACACACGAAACATTAAGTAATGCGTATCGTTGAACTCATATTGGATGAACAACAAATGGCAAGTGGCATTGATGCGATAAGCATCGTGGAAGCCCCCGCCATTGAATCCAATTTTGTTGCGTTGAAATCCCATGAAGTAAAGTTTGCCAAGGTGGATGCAGAAAAACGCATCCTAATGGGTCCTATCCTTATTCCCGATAAGCCCATTTACCGCAAACAAATCATTGATGGTGAATTGGATGAATTCTACATTTACTTTTCAAAGGATACCGTACGCAAGGCATCACAAATGTTCTTGATGAAAGGTAATCAAGCGAATGCCACTGTTGAACATGAATTGTCGGTACAAGGTGTGTGCATGGTTGAAACTTGGTTAAAGGAGGACATGGAAAAGGACAAATCTGCAATCTATGGTATGAACGATCCAATCGGAACTTGGATGGGGTGTTTGAAAGTTACCAACGATGAAGTGTGGAACGATGCCAAAGATGGCAAATTCAAAGGGTTCAGTATTGAAGGTTACTTTGCCGACAAAATGAAAATGAGCAAAACCCCAAGCGTATTGGAAGAAGTAAAGGAATTGCTCAATGAGTACAAAAAATCTAACACTAACAAATAATAAAGTTTTATGAGTATGAACGCAGAAACAATTTTGGATCGCATTATGGTAAAACTCGGCATGGCCGAAGAACCAAAGGCGGTTGAATTGGCACAAGTAAAAACCGAAGATGGCCAAGCCATTTTTGAAGCCGATACCTTCGCAGTTGGTGAAGCGGTTTTTATTGTAACCGAGGATGGAAAAATCGCCGCACCCGCAGGTGAATTCGCATTGGAAGATGGCAACATCATCGAAGTTGATGAAAACGGAACAATCGTTGAAATCGCTAAGAAAGAAGCCGAAGTAACCGAGGAAGAAATCACCGAAGAAGTGGTTGCCGAGGATATGCCAATGAAGGAAGAAATCAAAGAGGAAATGATGAAGCCAAAACGCACAGTAAAAAGCAAAACCGAAATGGAAGAATCTTATTTCAGTAAGCAAATCAGCGAATTGGAAGCCAAATTTGAAGCCCGTTTGTCAGCATTGGAAGCCGAAAAGGTTGCATTGTCAGCACAAAACGAAGAACTATTGGAAAAATTGGCCACCGAACCCGCCCCACACACACCATTCAATCCCGAAGCCAACACCAAAGAATCTAATTTGATTTTCAAATTGGGTGCAAAGCGTGAAGAAACTTTGAAGGATCGTGTATTTAATCAACTATTCAACTAACCACAAAAAATGAAAAATAATCTTATCAAAACCCATTTGAGTGGCCCAACAGTATCGCCAAACACCTACGCGGGTTTATTTGGTAACAAATACATTGCGGCTGCTCTGTTGTCAGGCGAAACCTTGGCAAAAGAACTTATCACATTGCACCCCAATGTGGCTTTCAAAGAAGTTATCCGTAACTACCAAGATTCAATCAGCATCGCCGATGCAACTTGTGATTTCACAGATTCAAGTTCAGTAACATTGGGCGAATATGTGTTGACCACCATCGAAAAGCAAGTGAACTTGCAGTTGTGCAAAAACCAATTGCGTACTACATGGGAATCAGCACAAGCGGGTTTCAGTGCATTTGAGAAATTGCCCGCAACTTTTGAAGAATTCATGTTGGCACAAACCGCCGCCGAAGTAGCCCAGGCAAACGAATTGGGTATTTGGAAATCTAACCTTTGGTATGATTCCGCCATCGTTGCTGGTCAAGATGGTATGGTAGGTTACTTGATTGATAACTCTGCAATTGTACGCCCATTCTCTGGTGCAACAAGTGGATCGAATGTTGTTGCTCGTTTGCAAGAAGCATTGGATTACTCACCCGCTGCATTGTACGGCAAAGAAGGTTACCAATACTATGTTGGCCCCGCCACAATGAAAGCATACCAAGCCGCATTATCTGCTGGTAACTACAACTTCCAATTCTATGTTGGTGAAAAGCCAATGAACTTCCAAGGTATCCCCGTTACCATGTGTCCTGGTCTTAACGACTACGATTGTGTATTGGGTATGAAGAGCGATTTGCACTTTGGAACTGGTTTGTTGAGCGACTACAACGAAGTGAAGGTTATCGACATGAGCGATATCGATGGTTCACAGAATGTTCGTGTAATCATGCGTTTCACAGGTGGTATCATTGCTACCAACCCAACTCAACAAGTTGTAATTAATGTAACCTAATTTGAGGTAAAACATAAAATAACGGGGTGGGCCTAACACCCACCCCTTTTTTTTAACCAAATAATATATAAAAAAATGCCAAGTTGTGGAACATTATTAGGAAGATACGAACCATGTAAACAATTCGTTGGTGGTTTGAAAGGTGCGTTTTTCGTACCATTTGAATTTGCAAACGCCATTACAACCGATGGTTCTGGTTTGGTTACCCAAATCAACAATGGTGCAACCCCACCCGTAAAATCAACGGGTTACTTTTGGGAGTTGAAAGGTTTGTCTACATTGGAAACCGCCGTGATTGCTTCGCGTGATAACGGAACATCAGCGTATGAAACAACCTTTACTTTGTCATTCAAACCAAGCGGGAAAACCCCCGTAACGGGTGATTCGGACATGGATCAATTGAAAGTTTTAACCCAGGGAAGATGGCAAATCATCGTTTGGGATAGAAACGACCAATTTTGGTTGATTGGTGCAACCCTTGGTTGTGATGCCAATGGTGGTTCAAGTGCATGGGGCGTACAAATGGGCGATGCTCGTTTGAATACTTTGACTTTTATGTCAAGCGAACCAAACCCCCCAATGGCAGTTGATGCCGATACTTATGCTGAATTGGGTAGCGTTATTACCATTCAAACCGCGGCTTAATTTAGATTGGATTTATAGTTATGGAAGCCCTCACCAATCGGTGGGGGTTTTTCATTTGTAACAAAAACGATTAATGGCGTTTTGTAGGTATGCACATCAACGGAACATCCACCAACATCACATTCACACCATTTGTGGATTTTGAGGGTGTAGCGACTGCAAAAATTGAGGTGTGGCACAAACCCACCAAAACAATGGTACAAGTGACCACGGCGTGTGTAAAGTCCTATTCATTCATCACCATGGCGTTGCCTACATTGACATCAATCAATGCGGTGGCAAAGAACACCGATGAATTGTTGTTTAGGGTTTACAACGGCAATGTGTTGATGTGGGAGGTATTGGGATATTGGATTACGGGAACAACAAACATTTACAACACTTGGAAGCAGTTTACAACAACGGCACCTGGTACACCTAATTGGAAAACATTATGAGTTTAGAATTTATACAACTTCAATCATACACCGCACCATCCATCATTGAGCAAAAGAACAAAGATTGGGTGCAATACGGCGATGATAACAACTATTATCAGTATTTGATTGATTTGTACCATTCATCACCAACCAACAACGCGTGTATCAAAGGCACAGTTGACCAAATTTTTGGTAAGGGGTTGGAAGTAACCAAGGCATCACGGGATTTGGCGGGATACATTGAATTCAAAAAGATGTTTTCCAACGATTGTATCCGTGCCATTGCCATGGATTTGAAAATGTTGGGCCAAGCATCGTTTCAGTTGATTAAGTCAAAGGATCGCAAAAAGTATGTACAAGCCAAACACTTTCCACAACAAACCCTTCGCCCCGCAAAGTGCAACGAAAAGGGTGAAATTGAAAAGTATTATTATTGCCCCG